GGAGCACCATACATTCCACCCGATACTCCACTTTGACCATAACCCAACAACTCCAACACACCACCCGCCGCCTCACCATACGGGTTTCCACTATCAATCAACGCCTCCTTCAAAGGCGTTCCAACCACATCCAATACTGGTTTTATATAGTCCTCCCAAACACCCACCACAGTATCATACGCATCACTAATCGCCTCCGTAAAATCATCCCAGTTATTATACCACGCTCCACCATAAAAACCAGCACCACTCTTACTCAATAGGTCTTCAACAAACTCCAACTCTTCTTTCGTAAAATCACGCCCACCTGACGCTACCAGTTCAGGGTCTTTCGTCATCCTACCCACCTTCTTACTGTCTTTCATACGGTTTCGCCCACTCTTAAAATCATCGAAGTTCTCATACCACGCCGCCTCCACCTGCGGTTTTCCACTACCATCCATATTACCCACCTGAACTTTCGTTGCCAAAGGAAACTTCGGGGCAGCAGACCCCCTAACAGACAACGCCTTATCTACCACACCAGCATACGGCACTTCTCGAAAAGGCATCGTGACACCCACATCCGTCGCCGACGCACCACCATACCCAGCACCACCATACCCAGCACCACCATACCCAGCACCACCATACCCCGCCCCTCCGTGCGTTATCGTCAGTTTTCCATTACCCCGAAGGTTCTCGGCAATAATATTTTCCCGTCCAGATACGGCATCACCCAACATTCCAACAGGGGTATAACGAAACGCCCTACCCAAATCATCGAGAAAACTACCTCCAAACGCCGCCATACCACCCTCCATACGATACTCCCTTTCCGCCTGTGAAAGTGCTCGGGGATGGTTCGCCGCACCCCTCATAACATCGTTGTATTGAGTATCAATTCCGCTGTCGCTTCCATACCCCCTACCTACAAAATTGGCGGGAGCGTGTCTCGCCGCCCTTTCCATTATCGCATCATTAATCGAAGCAATCCGTCGGTTATATGCCGTATCCATTTTCCGTTTATAAATTAGTATAACAATTGTTTTTATGTCTTATACTAATTTTATCGCTATTTTGTAATTATCTCTCGACATTCTCCAAAGGAAATGGAGCGTCAGGGACATTAGCATCGGGAAGCAAGTTTCATACGACCGCCAATACCATCCTGACCTTTACCGAGTGCTCCTTTCGCGGCACTCACGGCGTCCAGAATTGCCTCCTGTGCCTTCGGGGCGACATCAGCAACCGAAGTGACGGCGGAACTTTCAACACCACCAACCAAACGCAAATGACGCTCACTCACGGGTTTCATTTCACTCGCGGCGAGAACATCACTCTTCGTGAGGATACCCGTGTAAGTAGAACTGACACCCTGCGATGTGATAAACAGACCACTATTCACGCACATCAAAACCAATTCGACAGGTTGGTCAGCAAGAGTGTAATTCTGTATCGTAACGTTGAACTGTAAATTGAAACTGCCCAGCGACCCTGCCGCGTAAAACTCCTCTACAATAGGGATATCCTGTCCAAAACGCAAAGCAAGAATAGACCCCGAAGTAAGGACTTGTTGAAGACGAGTATCATAAAGACCACCAGCGGGAGGCAGGTATTTATTAGCATACCCTCGAAACTCCTGCCAAGTCTGGTTCGTGGTTTTCGCAGACATACGATACAAAGTATCCTGTGTAGCGTTCGCAAGGAGACCTGACTGGTTGTTCCAGTTGATAGAAATACCAGTAATGGGGAAGAAACAATCCGCATCACGGTTCGTCTGCTGGGACATCGGTTTTCTCGCACAAATCACCAACATATCGGGGACTTGATTTAACTGAATGTTGTTGCTTGAAAAAGGGAGTGTAGTGGGAACTAACTCATTCGTAGCATTCACAGCGGCAGCACCGATGTTCGTATTAAAGGTAGTCAAATAACGCGGGAAATCAACATAATCCACCACATTTTTCGAGGGCAAAATCTGGGAAGGATGGGGAGTGAGCATCTGGAAAATTAGTCGAGCACCCGTCACATTAACAATCGAAACGGCATAGTTAGCAATCGCCGCCTCACTCGCACCGCAACGCCACAAACGGGATGCCTGTGCGGATATGTTGAAAATGAAGTTCAAGTTGCTCACACCGTAGAGTGCCATCTGGTTCGCCGAGAGATTGGCGAAGTGAAAGGGAGACAAAAACAAGGGTTCAAGTGAAGTGAAACGAAGACGCACAACACGAAGAGTTCCATCACCGATAGTCTGTTGATTTTTCAAACCAGCACCAATAGCAGGTTGGGTCTGCTCCAAACTGTCGATACTGTAAGTGCCACGAGACACAAGAGAGTTATCGGCGGTCTGTGCCCAAGAACCGTTGCTGTTGTTGTTTGCCCCCAACTGGTCGCCATAACTACGGTAAGTATCAGGAGCAAGAGGAGCAATACCGTTCCAACGAGCAAGAGCACGGTCATCACCATACATACGAAGCAACTGGGGCAACACATCACGAATATTCACCGAAACGCTGTTGTTATTCACCTGAACTTGAAGGGTAGTGGCGGACATATGAAGGGGAAGGGGAGCAAGAGCATCACGATTACCCAAATCAACCAAAAACTCACCAGCGGCGGGAGTGCCTCTAATTTCAAGTTCATAAGTAGATTGCCAAACAATATTTCGGTCGAGAAGCGTAACTTCACTCGGGGTCTGGATAGAAAAAGTCTGCGAAGAAGCACTTGCCGAAGTAGCAGGATAAATCTGGGTGGTAACATTCTGCCCTGATTTTACAACACCAAAGGGGAGACTGTCTGTCACCCTCATACGAGCATCTTCCACGAGCACTTTGCGAAAATCTGCTGAACTCATTTTTATTCGATTTTATGAATATAGTTATAACTTTGTTTTTATATATAATTTCAGTTGTATTTTCGTTCGCCGAGAGATTAATCAATTGTCGCATTATAGAAGTCCTTCCTTCGAAACAGGATTTTAATGGACGCCGCACAACCCGCCGCCAAATTGAACCTATGTAATCCGCTGAACTTATCCTTCCAAAACACCGAAACCTCCACCGCATTCACAGGGGTCGTGCCACGCAAATCCAACATACGATACTCCGCCGTCGGCACATATGTAATCCTCGTCTGGGACGATGTGCCTGTCGCACCCTGTAATTCAAAATCAGTCAAAACTGGTGCTGTCACGTTGTTATTGCCCGATGAACGCAAATTACTACTCGTCACTCCATCATAAAAATTGAAAATCGCTGGTTTTGATAATAGGGTGTTTTGAACTGGAAGAAGTGATGTCGAAAACACAAGGGCAGATATGGGAGAAAATAAAATAGTCGTTGAATGCTCCTGTGGAACTATAATCTGCGGTATAGCATTCACCGCTGATGATTGTGGTGTAAGGGGGTATGTCGGTCTGCTACCTCCATTCGTGTTTTGATACTGGTTGTTATATACAACAATCATATCCTCTGTTCCTGTCGTTAAATTAAACTGGGTATTGCCTTGAAACACCGTAGGAAACGAGTTCAACAGATTTGATAAGGGGGTATTCATATACAACTTAATCACTCGTCCTGTAAAACCAGCGGTATTTGCGAGGTTCTGGTCGTAAGTGTCGTAGGCGAAAGGGGGTGCGTTTCCCGCCAACGCTGGGGGACAAAGGGGAAAACTCAACGAAAATATCTCGCCACGAGGGTCATAAGTCATCTGCGGACAATAATTGACGCTGATATTCGAGGGTGTTGCTGCCTTTGTGCCTAACGCAGGTTGCCCAATACCAGTTAAATAGGTGTTGAAATTATCAAACGCCGACTTCAACGCATTATTCGCATATTGAAGTATCAGCGAAAACTCATTTACATAGTAATACTCCGTAGTTAAATCCTGAAATGTCAAAGCACCAGACGGAGGGGGGATTGTAAGGTCATCTGGTATATAAATCCAGTTCTCTTGTGCTGGAAGATAATATGTCGGCGACCCCACCGCTGAATAGTCCGTCACACTCATACCCCAAGCATAAATCAGTTTATTCGGGTTCGCTTGACCCAGTAATACCTGCGGAATGAAAATCGGCAGGGTAGGGGTCTCGATACTGAAACGCACAACCGACAACAGGTAGTCCTCTGGATACTTAATGATAGGGTTCTGTCTAATCTCGTTGAAAGTCAGGGGTGGGGCAGTCGTCCCCACTAATGTCGGGTTGTAATCACTCACAACATTAATGTCGTAGTATAAATTGTAGGGGTCGGCAGAAGTCAAATTACCTCTTGTTGTCATTTTACTTGTTTATATTCCTAATTGTCCTTTTGTTTTTATTATTAATTTCATTCACGATTGTCTTAATTTCATTTACGCGTGTCTGCGGTAGAGGTTCGCGGAAAACTTCGGGTCGCGACGCATCTCCTCAC